TAACTACTGGCGCGTTCCATTTTTTAGCTATTTCTATAAGACGAGGTAGTACCCAGTTAGCGCCGTCTCTGGCCTCGATCACTTCAACTGGCGTCTTTTCTTTAACTAAACCAGATGCAGCTATAGAGGACTTATCGCGCTCTCTTGATATGTCTACACCTAAAACGATTTTATTACCTATGGTTATATCGGTACGAGCCAGGCTATCCCATAAATCTATATCTATTACAGCTACGGCTTCTCTAGCAGGCCAGACGTTTAACCACTCTTTAGTAAATATTTCTGGGCTGTTCGTGTTAGCAGCTTCTCTTACAGCTTCAATTAAAACACCGCTTGATTCACCTAAAGAGGGTATCGACTGCGCCCATACTGACTCATCCATATAGTCGAATTTCTCCTCGCGTGGACACCATTCGAACCAGGCTAGCCGCGTCTGTTTATCGTTTATGTTTGCGTGAGCTACCTCGCGGTAATGCTGTAATAGTTCGCTCTTACCAGGAATACCAGCATTAGACAGAATCCATAACTGTCCATCTTTACGAGTGGCTAGCGTAGGTTGTAAAGATGCTATAAGGCTCAGAGGATGCATAAGAGCTTCATCGATGACCATAAGATTAAGGCTCATACCTCGCGCACCCTTATCGTTAGGCGTTACTATCCCATAGGTAGATCCACTTTTCATATATAGGCGCTCGCTGCCATTTATGTAACTAATACGATGTATGTGTTTAGCAATAGCTGGGCAACGCTCAAAGCTGTTTATATGCTCCTGCCATTTAAGCTTAGCCATATTACGATCCTGAGCCGTATAAGCTACGTGATGACGAGGCTTTAATAGCTCGTAGGCAATACGCGTCTCTACTAGCTTAGATTTACCAGACTGACGACCTACTGCTACGCCTACAGTCCTATACCAGTAATGTCCGTCTACCTTTTCTAAAGCGGTGTCTGCTACTTGCTTTTGCCATTGATAAAGGCTAAAGCCCATTAGGTTAGCGACCTTCTCTAGCTTGTCGCCATCTGTAGGTAAGGCTATATCTCTATCAGTAGCCCATCTAGGAGGACATACGGTTGCTAAGTCCATAGCTCATCTATTGAATCAGTAGGAGCTATTTTAGACCAGATCTCTCTAAGCTCTTTAGATATGGCTGGTATCGAATTAATGCCCTGGTTACTTTCCTCTATTTGATCCCAGGCAGCGGTAAGGCCTAGTAGCATCGTGCGCGTGACTGCATCGATGTCAGTACGACCCTTTAGCATCCGCTTCATAGCTCTCACGTGTCTACCTGATCTACGTCGCCTACCATTTACGGCTACGTCTAATGCCTTGTCTTTTTTTATTTCCATAAATCGCCCCCCTCGAATAATTACATTTACTACAGGCTGGTCGCAGATGTCCGCGCCAAAGTCTCATATCTGTAACCGTATCTACAGGAGGATCGTGGTCTGCAGTCGTCGCAGTTCTGAGATGACAGTAATAACAGGTCGGATTATTAGCCAAAATAATCTTTCGAGCTTTTTTATATTCTCGTCCATATTTCAGATGATGCGGATGTTTCATAACTTTTTGTTATTTATTATTAAGTTTTCCACAGCTCGCGTTATCCACAGGGGGGAGAGAGAAACGAACACCGCGGCGTATCGCACCGCCTCGCGCTGGGAAAAAACGCACATATTTTTTTAATCTACTCGCGTAGTAAGTACGTAGAGATCGTGAGACCCTGTAGATGCAATAATGCTTAGCTCGCAGCCCTGCGGTACTGTGATTACTAGCTTATCGCCATTATCCAGTAAAAAGCCTGTCAAGGTGGTTACACCTGTGTTTCCTATATAGGTCGCGCCTTTAGCGTGTAAATGCACATACTGCGTTACATTGTCCAGGCTTACAATCGTCTGAGCTGTCGTCGTTACCGTTACCTTACTGCTCGTAGTTGCCATTATTTATCATCCTCTTTTATTCCTAATGAGATCTCGTTAGCTATTGCTATGTCTTGCTGAGCGCTTTGATGCCTGGCCTTACCATACTTAGCGTAATCTTTATGATGCTCTCTGGTTAGCCAATAGCTGCGTTTATGTGGTAGCTGTACGCCAGTATGCGCGTACATCTTATAGCCCATAGCTTTAACGCGTATGCTAAAGAATATATCCTCACCTACCCAGGACTGGTTAATAGGCATATCTCTATAGAAGCACCATAGATCGCCTTCATTAGTTTTATCTTGATGCTCTCTCATTTTCTCAAAGACTGAGCGATGGATAAGTATGCAACCAGTACCAGCCGCATCTATCTCTACTATGCTTTCCTCTGGATATTCGTGCATCGCATATAGCCCAGTGTCCTCACCTATCTTAAAGACGCAAGGGACAGGCTCAGGGTAAACGTTTTGAGTATCCCAGGCAGCGTGAACAATACCGCTTACGATAGGTCTTTCATCCTTATCAGCTGCAGCTACTAACTTCTTAAAATTATCTACTGTAATTATCTGGTCTGTATCTATCTGTAATAGCCAGTCGTCGGTAGTCTTTTCTAGAAATGTTGCTACTACTTGATTACGTAGACGACTAATTACACCTGATCCCTCTAGGCTTATTAGCTGCCCTAGCTGTGACTGACTACGTGCTATATCGATTAGGCTGGTTGCGAACATCGCGTGCCACTGTCCAGGTGAACAGACGCCTATAGTTATCTTTTCTCTTAAATCCATATATGTCCCTTATCTCTAAATTATGTACTAAATTTAGCACTAAACGTACAGTTTAGTACCAATTATTACGCTTATGGAAGTCTAGCGCACTACAAAAATCACCGTAACGATGACGCACATAGCCAATACCCCAGTTAATTTGATCTATGGGCGAATTTAGAAATTCCTGGATTTGTTTTTTGCTCTTACCCTTCATATGCCTTTGAGGTACACCGTAATCGTGTGTAGGAGATTTAGCCTTATATCTCCAGTTACTCTCTTTAGTCCAGAGTTTCACCATACATCTAACCTCGTATGGTTCTACCTGTTTAGCTGCGTACTCTTGCAGCCCTTGCGGTGTTGCTAGTGTTATTGCTAGAAATATCGATCCCATTAGTAGCATTTCTATCTCCTATTAGGTAGATGATGGCTCTCATTAGGTATTGCCTGTTTTCGTCAAAAGAAGCTATACCGCTATTACAGTCGTGACAGAGTAGGCCTCTAATCTCCTGTGTTTTATGGTTATGGTCTATGGATAGGCGACTTTGTGTATTGGCTACATCGCAGATAGCGCATTTGTGATTCTGCTTTTCGAGCAGCTGTCCATATTCATATTTTACCCTACGCATTATCCACCTACCAAGATTACGACAGTTATTACAGTTGTGTCGCCTGGCATCTTTAGATTTATTACGCCAGCCAAAATCATCTATCGGCAGTATCTTGTCGCAGGTGTTGCAGTGTTTATAGCCGTTAGGCGTCGCTTTCCGAGTCCGTCTCGTCATCTATGTCCTCGTCTGAGTCTGCATCTAGGCCTAAAGCGTACTGTCTATCCTTTTCGCTTAAACTGTTGAACATAACTAATACGCTACTGACTGATCTACTTAGTAATGATTCTATAGCGTCAAACGATAGAGACTGATCTGTGTTGATCTGTGTTGATACTTCTCCAATAGATATATCTATGGTTAGTTGCATCTCTATCCCTTCACTGGTAAGGGTTTATCTGTTGGTTTAATTATAGTTATTTATTTATGTATTTTTATATATATGACCTGATACCAGAGCTAAAGGAGAAATGCCCCCCCTACCCCCCATTAATTAAAAATAATTAATAGTGAGTAATGGAGGATCTCTATAGCTGTGTTTAGATCATTATGACCGTCAACCGTCGCCGTCGGAGTTCCTGCCCCCAGTCTTACGACCAGATAAAACTATAGACCATCCTGGCGACAAAAGAGAAAAGGACTGCCACCGCAGATGGTAGGCAGTCCTAATCTCCTTACGCGTACCCTCAGTAGCGTAAGCCTATGTATCTATATAGGTCTAGCCCCTAAAGTGGCTAAAAACGGCCTTAGAGCCTCTTTAATGGGCATATAATCGTATAGTCTGTCCTTAGGTACAAACCAGGTGTCCTCATCTACCAGCTTATACTCGTCTATACGGCCTAAATAGACAGGGTAGTAACCTACTAAAAATAGGGTACTAAGTGATGAGCCTTGCACTAGAAAAGCTACATCGCCATCACGATCATAAGTACGCAGTATTAGATTATTAGAGCGCGACCAGCGCACCTCGATATTATCGCCTACGTCAGCTTTATCCTTAAAGGTGTTGAGGCCGTTCCAGTCCATCCCTAATAACCTGGCTACAGCTATCTCAGCACCGTAAGCCATCTGCATCTCATACTTACGATCGTATTCATTTTTCCAGGGGACGGCTCTGGTGTGAGGGTTATCTGTTTCCTGTGTTTTTTTTGACCACTCAATAAAGAAATCTGCCGCTTCCCTAGCTAATTTCATATCGAGTACGTGTAAAGGTAATGGTCTCATTTTTTCCAGGGTTTACCCTCTAGGGACATCGGCGTACATTGTTCAGTATATGGTTTACGCTGACAAAATAAACCCTCGTATGGTTTACCGCTATTACTTGTCCCAGCTCTGTAAACGCGGCAGGCCATCTCTCGATGGTTGCAGTATGGCTCTCCCTCAGGCGGTACTACTTTCGTAGGCTCATTATCTGGTCGCTGTTGATCTAGGAAAGCTGCTAGCTCAGCGTTATCAGTCTCTACAGGTTTAAGAGGTGGTACAGAGCGTAGAGACGGTGTGAAAGGTGTAGCCACCGTCTCCACGCTCAAGCCGTTACTATCTGCTCCCCATAAATCGAGAGCTACGCCAAAACGCATCGCAGCATTTTTTATAGCGTCACTAATAGCAGTCTTTACCGCATCGGCTCCCTTTTGATGCGGCTCAGATGCACCGTAACCAATTCTAGTTACGCCGCATACTGTAAGCCTTATCCATAAGCCATTAAATTGATCTAATACAGGTGAGCCATTATCTGACATCGCCATAGGCTGCCAATACCAGGCAGGATCTACAGATATAAGGCGATCGGTTACGACTGCGTGATTTATAAAATTATAGGATCTCTGTCCTACATTTTTTGCCTCTACTTGATCGTCTCTAAAAGGCGCTCGTAAGGCTTTAGCTTTGTCCTCGTTCATCTAAAATTCCTCCAATTTTTTTTAGCTAAGTAAGTTACTGTTAAATAAACGTCTGGACTTTCTGTATAACTAACTAGCTCTACTCTTATGGGATCTTTATAAAAGCCTTCAAGCCTGCGAGCTAAATCTTTTGCTGTCATTTTGTTTACTTTTATATCGGACATTATTCGATTTCCTTTAGCTTCTGCGACTCTACATAAAAGTTTAACCAGGGCAGCGTAGTCACTCGATGATTTCTTATAGCCTCTAAAACGACCTCTCTACCATCTGGAGAGAAGCGTGTAGAAACGTAAGGAGCTTTATAATCTAATCCCATAAAAGCTAATACCTCACCTGTCATCGTGCTAAATATCTGGTTTTCTGCCGTTATAGCTAGCGTCTCTGTA